GACAAAGCCAAACTCGAACTCGAACTGGTGCGGACGAGCGACAGCGTGTGGACGCTCAACGGGCGCGCGAAGCGGGGCAGCACCGCGCCCGCATTGCAGGTCCGCGAGTCGCGGAATCAGTCCCGCCTCGCGCTCGGCGTGGACGACCAGCAACTCGCGACGGTGGTCGTGCCGCTTGGCGACGCGGATCCGGCGACGGGCGACCGTGCGACGCTGGCAACTGCGCGCTGGTCGGTCGCGTCGATCGTGTCAGGCTGGGTGCAGCTGCGCGACCCTGCCAGCAGCGCCGCCACGCCGATCCTCGTCGACACGCAATGGCAGGGCGCCTTCGTGGTCGACCGGTTCGGCTTCGCGCAGTCAATCCTGAACGCGCGCGTGAGTGACGGCGCCGTGCAGCTGGCGAGCACGGCCGGCCTCTCGGTCGGCTCGCGGGTGTGGATCGCGGCCGATGCCGCTGGGACGCCGCTGGTTGAGGTGTACGACGCCAGCTCGACCGGGGCGCGTCGTCGGTCGGTGCCGCTGCCGCTGGCTACGCTGCGCGGGGAAGCGAACGACCTGCGAAACGGGCGCTTTCAGGACGGGCTGAGTCAGTGGACGGGCGCCAACCCGACGACGCCGCCGGCGTTCGCCGAGATCACGCGACTCGAACTCGGGCTGACGCGCAGCGGGCAAGCAAACGGGGCGCGCGCCGCGGCAACAGGAACCGGCACGCCGTTCGCGATCAAGGGACTGCCGGCGAACAGCTTCGTGCGCCAGTGGGCAGAAATCAAAGTCGGCGGGGCGACGTTGCCGGTCACGGCCGACGCGATCCCCGACACGAGCGGCGCGTTCACGCTCAGCGTTGGCGGCGGCGGGCTTCCGGGCAGTTACGCGGACAACACGCCGTTCTCGTTGGTGCGCAGCGACACGCGCACGCTCACGCTCGACGGCGACCAGTCTCCGCTCTCATGGCGCCTGCAGTTCCGCGACAGTAATACCGACGGGGTACTCCAAGGGCTGACCGGCACGCTGGTCTCTGGGGCCTACAGCGGCGCCTTTAACGGCACCGCGTATGTCGACGCTCCGCTCCAGGCGGGGCGCGTGCGACTGACCACGGGCGACCTCACCAACTTCTATGGCTCGCTGGCGTGGGCGTCGTACCTGACGGATGTGTACACGATCACCGGCGTAGCCCTGTCGTATACGGTGGGCGACAGCAGCGGGACGTTTACGATCACCAGCTCCCCGACGGCGTTGGTCGTTGGCACGCGCGTACGGTACTTCGGGCAAGACGGACGGTTCCAACTGCTCCGCGTGACGGCGATAGGCGGCGTGTACTCGTTCACTACAGAGTTCGGAACGCCAGCCGTGGCCCCAAGCGGGAGCGCGGTGTTTCAGGGCTGCAACCTGCTGCTGGCTGACGGCTCGACGTGGGCCACCACGTTCCCGCGTGAAACGCGCACCGTGTTCTGCAATGGCGCCGTGAGTGCCGGCGCGACCTCGCTGCCGTGCAAGGCGCAAACGAACCTGCTCACGCGCAACTGGACCGCGACCGACACCATCAGCATGACGCGCGATGTGTCCGGGACGCTCGCGGTCACCGGCATCACGAGCACCACGGGCTTTGATGATGACGGCACGCCGGTGATCGGAATGCAGGCCGTGGTCACGTACAACGCCGCGACGAGCACGATGGACGACCTGACCGGCGGCGGGGTGGATTGGTCGCTTGGCGATGTGTACTTCGACCTCGGGACCGTCGGGCTGTGGCGTCTCGCCAGCATCGGCGGCGGGAGTGCGACGCTTGAGAACCCGGCGCTGTGGATCACCGCCACGCCGTTTACAACGCCGCAAACCGCGTCGGCCTCGTGGGTCAAAACCGATACCTACACGCTCTCTGGCACGGCAAGCTGGGGCGCCAACGGCCGCGTGACGCTCACGCTGGCGAGCGCCATTCCGTCGGGGCGCAGCTACGCGCGCGGCCTCTCCGTCGGGTCCAACTGGGTAAGCGGCTCGCTCCGGTTGCACGCGGCGCGGTCAGGAGGAAACACCACCGTTGAACTGTTCGGGCACGATGGGTTTCTCCCGACCTCCGACCCGTCAGCCTCGCTGCGCGGCGCCCTGTACCGCATCACCGCGAGCGGCAGCACGGTCCCGATCCCCGGGAACACGCTGTACGCCGCCAGCACGGCGCAAGCCGACGGCAGCGGCAACGCAAGCGTGACGCTTACCGCGGCCAACGCGAACGCCATCGCCAACAACGAAGCGGTGACCATCGTGACGCCGGAGCTCTTGCGGCCGTCCGATGACCGCCTCGGCAGCGTCGTGCGGATGACCAGCGCCGTTGGCGGCAGCAACGTGCCGACCGCCTCGACGCCGGGACTGACGCCGAATGCCGGCGTCCCGATTCCGGTCCCCGCGGGCACGACGGTGCCCGTGACGGTCTTCGCGACCTTCGCGCTTTCGCAGGGCGTCTACGCGCTCGGGCAGCAGCCGGCGATGGCGCTGGTCGACGGCGGGGGGGCGATCCTCGCGACCGCGCGCCTTGCCACCGGCAGCGCCACCGTTGCGCAGACGCCGACGTTCGCGCGGCTCATCCTGACGCACGTGCTGACGGTGTCGACGACGGTCAGTGTGCGCCTGTTCGGCGGGTCGAGTGACCGTACGCTCTGGACCATCGCCCTCGATGCCATGCTCTGCGTCACCGACCGCGACGACGTCCCGTTCGTGGTCGGCTCATGGGCCAACGCGCTCGCGATTCGCGGCGCCGAAGAGCTCGCGGCGCGCCGTGATCCGGCCGTTGCCGTGCAGCTCGATCTCGCGACGCTCCGCCGCTGGTCCGATGCGCCAGCCGGGGCGCCGGTGGTGATCGGCCAAACCGTGACCCTGCCCGCGCTCGGCCTCACCCGCCGCGTGCTTTCGATTGACCGCGACGTCACCGACCCGACCCGGGTGCGCGTCGAGATCGGCGTCCCGGCCGATGACCTTTCCACGCAAGTAGGTGCCTCGTGAGCGTCTGGATCGACAACCGCCCCGTGACCAGTATCGCGGGCGCCCGCCCCGTGCGGCTCAGTGGCTTCCTCACGGCGCCGCGGGGGCAGCGCAGCACCTCGGGGGTGCCGGGGCGCTTGGCACCCGTGGTGGGCGGCGTGCAGGCGCCAGAGCCCCGACGCGCCACGCTGACGCTGCGGATCCCGCTCGCGACGATCGCCGATCGACCGGCCGCCATCGCCACGGTGGAAGCGGCGCTCGCGGGCGCGATCCGCTCCATTCGCACGGCCGACCGCCCTGGCGTGCACACGCGCTGCGTCGCCGACGCCATCGTGTGGAGCGAGCAACCCAACGCGCCCGGGCTGACGATTCCCTCGCTGCTCTGTGACGTTGTGTGGCTGGCGATCGATGGCGGTACCGAGGACTGGCCGGCGGATCCGCCGATTGTGCTCGGGACGACGCGCACGCCGATCGCGCTCGGGTCGATTCCGTCGGGCGGCTGGCTGTTCGCCTGGGGCACGACGTCGCCGCTGACGATCACCTACACGCCCGCGAACGGGACCGGTGTGACGACGTGCGTTATCACGCAGACGCTCGCGACCGGCGAGCATCTCGCGGGCGACCTCGACACGGGCGACATCTGGCTCGTGACGGCGTCGGCGCGTACCCGCGTCTCGACCGTCGTCGGCGAGCTGCCCGTGCTCGACCCCGCCGACGCGCTCGGCACCGTGAACCCGACGCTGCAGCTCTCTACCGGCACGGGACTGCTCGTGCCTTCGACGAGGTACCGGCTCTGATGCGTGAATCGACGAAGGATCTCGCCCCGCGCTCGCGGTGCCTTGAGGCGCTCGACTTCCGCGACGGCGTCGTGGTTGAGCCGACCTCAGGGCTGTTCGTGGCGCGCTCGGGGCATCGGCTGAGCTGGTCGCGCGGCGCCAGCACGCTCGCTGGCGTGAACGCGGTCGGCGGCACGTATACCGCCCCCGCGACGCTCCCCGCGTACGAAAGCGCGAACAGCCAGCTCGGGGTGAACCTCGGGGTCAACGACATCCTGCGCGGCAATGCGGCGGTCGGCTGGCTGCCGCAAGAGCTCTCGGGGGAACTGCTCTTCGTCGAACGGGGGGCGCGCGTCGGCACGGCGGGCGACACGCTGTTCGCCATCGCGGGCGACGATCCCACGACCGGCGTGCGGCTGTTCATCGACACGACCGGCACGGCGTCGGGCTTCTACCGGATCACGTACCACAACGGGACGACGTCCGTCACGGCGACGCTGGCGGCAGGCCAGCCAACGGCCGGCCAGCTCGTGCGGTTGCGCTGGCTGTGGAGCGCCTCGGGGCTTACGCTGCGGCAGTCGATCAACGGCGGCGCGTTCACGAGTGCCACCAGTTCAGCACTCGCGCTGCCAGCGGCATGGGCGACCGGCGCACGGACGCGCATTGGCCGTCGCGGCACAACGCAGAACCCTGCCCCGCTGACGCTGCTCTCGTACCTGCTCGCTCCTGGCACGCTCACCGACACGCAATTCGACGAGGCGTACTGATGCCGACCCAAGTGCTGCAGGGCGTGATTCGCGCCGAACCGCCGCGGGCGCCACTGTCTCGCCTTGACTTCCGGTGGCGACTGACGCTGGCCGAACAGGTCGCGCTCAAGCGCGCCGAGACCGAGCACCCCGACGCGAACGTACGGGCGCAGCTGGTGATCCTGCGCGAGTCGCTCGCCGAAGTGACTGACGCGGCGGGCGTTGACGTGACCGATCCGCGCACGCAAGGCGGGGCGGCGGCGATTGTCGACGTGCTGGTCGGGGCGGGACTCGTGACCGCCGAGAATGCGCCCGCGCGACTCGCCGCTCTGCTGATGCCACCGGCATGATCTTCGCCACTGTCGCGCCCCTGCTGTACGATCCGATCAGCATCACGTTCCTCGACGGGCCGTTCGTGCGCGTCCTCACGCCGATCCGCTGGCGTGGTGCCTACCCCGACACGGTGCCGGAGGGCTTCGTCTCCGACGGCGGCAGCAAGCCGTCGCTGGCGTGGCCGCTCGTCGGCCATCCGCTCAGCAAGCGCGTCCTTATCTGCTACCTGCTGCACGATCTTGACCTGTCGCGCGGCATGGCGTGGGACGAAGCAACCCGCCGACTCAATGCGCGATTGCGCGCGGTCGGCTGCCCCCATGCGCGGCGCGTCGCGATTGTCTCCGGTGTCACGCTGCGGGGCTGGCTGCGCTAATGGCCGGGGGCCATGACGGTCCCCGATCTCCCGGCAAGACTCTAGGACACGCGCGAGGCGTCGCGCATCGTGCGCCTATGCCAGACATCGAGCTTTCCAGCAATCGCCGACGCATCGTCCTCGACTGGACGCTCGCGCTCGCGGTGGTCGCGTGCATTATGGCGTTTGCCGATCTGCGAGCGACGGTCACCGCGCAGACGAAGGCGTTCGAGGCCGTCACGAAGCGCCTGGATGATATCGAAACGCGCGCCACGGCCGCGCCGGCGAATGCGGCGACGAAAGGCGACATCTCGCGCCTCGAAGGCCGGATCGATCAGCTCGTCTCTTTGATGCTCACCCAACGTCCAGCCGGGAGGTGATCGTGTCTCTGCGAGGAAACAAGACCTACGCCGTCGCCCTACTCACGATCCTCGTCGGCGCGCTGGCGCAGACCGACTGGGGCCAGTTCCTCGAAGACCCGAAAACCGGCATCGGATTACTGGTCGGCGGTGTGCTGATGGGCATCATGCGTTACGTCACGCAGATCACGACGGTGAAGACGGCAGAACTTGCCGAGCCCCCGAAGACGGCCGAGGCGCCGTAACGTGTCGGCCGAGTTGCTCCCCGCGCTCGCGCCGTGGGTGCCGGCGCGCACAGACGCGCGCGTGGCGGCCGTCGTGCGGCACGCCATTGCGCGCCTGGGGGTGTGCGAGATGCCGCTCGGCTCGAATCGCAGCGCCGTGATTGACGAGTGGGCGCGCGAAGCGGGCGCCGAGCTCGGGTCGTATTGGTGTGCCAACTTCGCGACGAAGGTGTGGCGCGCGGCGGGCCTCGCGACGGCTGGCAAGGGGAAAGATCCCTCGTGTGACCTGCTGATGCAGTGGGCACAGACCACGCAGCGGTGGAGCGCCACGCCGTCGCTCGGCGCGCTCGTGTTTTATGGGCCGACCGCGACCGACGCCACCCACGTCGCCATCGTCGTGCGCCTCTCGCCGGCGGTGCTGGTGGTCGGCGGCAACGAGCGGTGGGGCGCCGTGGCGTCGCGCAACGGCGTCGCCGTGCAGCTCCGCGCCGAAGCGCGGACCGACATCCTCGGGTACGCCGCCTGTCTCGCGGGGCCTCTGTGAAGCGGCTCGCGCTCACCGTCGTGGCGCTGCTGGTCACCTTCGGCGCCGCCTATCTGGTGCGCCTGTACTTCGTCCTGAAGAACCTCCGCTGATGGCGACCCTGTCGACCTTCTCTTCGCGCGAGACACTGACGCTCGACGCGGTGTTCCCCGGGTGGCGCGCGATGCTTGGGCGCGTCGTCTGGGGCGCCTATGACGCGCTCGATCCCGAGATGCCCATCACGACGCTTCGGAAATGGGGGCTCTCGTTCACGGTGCGCGTGCGGCACACCCGACCGCTGCTCGTCGCGCTCGTCGGCGAGGCGGGCGCGTGAGGCGGGCGTCGGTGGTGGCGATGGCGCTCGCGACGGGCGGCGCGCTGGTGGTCGCCACGACCAGCCGCACCACGCCGGGCATCACGTTTTCAAACACGCTCACGAGGGCACGAGACGGGCGTGTCATCACAAGCACACTCGTGCCGAAAGCGTCATGGCGCGGCGGCCAGACGTGGACGATCACGATCCGGCACGACGCCGCGCCGGTCGAGTCGCTGACGTTCCGCACGCCGGGGATGGCGAAGTACGCTTTTGCTGATTCCGTGTGGGCACCGTTTCCGCGCTGCGTGCCCTATCGCGTGACCGTCGTGCCCGACACGGCGCTCACCGCCACCGGCCGCGCGCTCGCGCGCCGGGACTCGCTCACGGCGTCTCGGTCGCTCTGTCGTCCTTTCACGCGCGCCGAGGCGGCGTTCGCCGACTCGTTCCCGGCGTCGGGCTGGCGGATCACGTGGTGCGGAGGGTGGGCGCGCCGGCTCTCGATGGCGGCGCTCGACTCGCTGCTCATGGACCGACTGCGCGCCGCGCGCACCGCCGACGACAGCAGTCGGGCGAGCCGTGAGGTCCGCGCCGCGCGGGCACGGCCCGACTCGGTCCCGCTGCCGCCGGGCGCGTGGGGGCAGCGGGATACGCTCGTCGCGGAGGTCGGGTTCGTGTATCCGGTGGCGGTGCTCGGCAAGAACCGATATACCGGCACCGTCCGTTCGATCGAGGACACGCCGCCCTGCGCGGCGGAGCGCGCGGCCTACGAAGCCTCGTCCGAGGGGCGCGCTCCGTGAGCATCGTCGCCTACCTCCCGCAGATGAAGGCCGCGAAGCAGACCAGCGAGTCGGACGCGCGGGCCTACTGGGCGACCGGCGCTTGGCACCGCCTCGCCCCGCTCGTGCAGGGCTGGGCCGCCCTCGGCGTTCCGCTGACGCTCGGCCTCTCCGGCGACGACGTGGACGACATCGTCGCGCACGTGCTGGTCCGCGCGTGGACGCAGCGCGAGGTCCCGTCGGCGCCGGCCGCGTGGTGCCGCACCGTCGCGCACCACCGTGCGCTCGACACGCTCAAGCGGCGCGAGACGGTGTCCCTGGACAAACACGAGCCGACGGCCGCCGTGCGCGACGTGGAGGGCGAGCTCCACTACCGGACCGAGGTCGGCCGCCTGCGGGTCGCGCTCCGGCGGCTCGCGGATCCGATCCGGCGCGTCGTCGTGCTGCACTGGCTGCACGGCCAGCCGCACCACCAGATCGCCGCGACACTCGGCATCACGGAGGGCGCGAGCAAGATGCGCGCGTCCCGTGGGCTGCGGATGCTGCGGCAAGTGTACGGCGACACGCCGTCGCCAGGCCTCACCGCGCGCGGGCTGCCACGCAAGCCAGCCGGCCGCCCGCCGCGCCCCCAGCCGTGGCACGCGCTCTGCCGACTCGCCGCACCACCGAACGAGCCCTCTTCCCCTCATCCCGTGCCGACCCATGTCTGAGACCACCACGACGCTCGCTGACCGTTTGCACGCGCTCACCGCGCGCCACGGCGGCCACTGGACCCGCCACAAGAGCCCGGCGGGTGACGTGATCCGCCTGCACCTCGACACCGGCGACGTGCTCGCCGGCGCTGGCCCCACGACCGCCGACGCCGTCGCGGCGCTGGAGGCGAAGGCCGCCACCCTCACCGCCGCGAGCTGACCTCATGCGCATCCCCTACGCTCTCCGCAACCTGCGCCACCGGCTCCGCGGCCTGCCGCAGGAGGCCTATCGCGTCGCCCGGCTCAAGGTGGCCGCCGAGCTCTCGTTCGTGCACTTCACGGCGTGCGAACGTGGCGCGGATGGCGCTGTGCTGCTTGACGCGCTCGGCATCCCGCTCGCCTTCAATCGGCGCATCGACTACGGCGTCGTGTCGCGGCGGGTCGTCACCACCGCCGGCGTGAACTGGCTCGCGACAGCGTTCACGAACACGGTGGAGGCCGAGTCGCTCAACTGGCACGACGTCGGCACGGGCACGACGGCCGAAGCGATCGGGCAGACGGCGCTCGTGACGCCCTACGGCGGCAGCCGCGCAAGCGGCACGCAGTCGACGCCGGGCTCGACCAACATCTACCAGTCTCAAGCGACGATCACGTTTGCCGGCACGTTCGCGGTCACCGAGCACGGGCTGTTTACCGCGTCGACCGCCGGCACGCTGTGGGACCGATCCCTGTTCTCGGCGATCAACGTGGTGAGCGCGGACAGTCTCCAGGCCACGCACCAGACCACCTTCCCGTCGGGCGGATAACCGATGCCCGTCCTTCACGGAGTAGACACATGGCGGTAAGCAAGTGGATCGCGGGCAGTCTTTCGACGGTGCTTGCATCAGAACTCAACTCGCTCGCCAACGACGCGGGCGTCGTGAGCGCCGCGCAACCGCAGACGGCGCTCGACACCTACGCCGACTTTGAGCTTGTCTGCACACATGGCACGGCCCCCGTCGCGGACAAAACGTGGGACCTGTACCTCGTGCGACAGCTCGACGGCACGAACTACGAGGATGCGAGCGCGTCGAGACCGCCGGCGAATGGATTCGCGGGTTCGTTCGTGTTGGATGCGGTCACGAGCGTCCAGCGTAAGGTGCTCCCCGGCATCCTGCTCCCGCCGTTCGCCTTCAAGCTCTTGCTCGTGAACAAGTCGGGACAGGCCGCGGCTGCGAGCGCGAACACGCTCAAGATGGAAACCTACAATATGCAGGTCATCTGATGCTCTACGTCATCGTGGACGCCCTCACGGGGCGCCAGCAGCGTGTGAGTACGGACGCGCTGTCTGTCGCCAACGCGAACGAAGCGTTAGTGCAGGTTGCCGGACTCAATGCGGAGCCTTCGTCCGCAGAGAAGAAGTGGGACGCGGCCACGCGGACGTATGTCAACGTCCCGACGTACGCGGGCGGCACCTACGCGCGCACGAAGCTCTCCCGTCGCGAATTTCGCAAACGGCTCGGGTCTGCGTGTCGCGTGGCGATCAACGTGCGCCTGAACACGCCGGCCGAGAACGCCGGCGCCGCGCAGATCATCGCGCAGTTGCAGGACATGAAGGATGAGCTGCTGTCGGTGAACGCGGTCGATGTCGAGCACCCGACAACCATCGCGGCGGTCAACGCGCTGATGGCGCTTGGTTATCTCTCCGCTGAACTCGGCGCTGCGGCGCTGGTCCCGGCCACTGTCCCGGAAGAAGCGTAACGTGCCGACGACAGCCACCGCTGCGGTGCTGGGCGTAATGCTCGGTGGCTGGCTCGTCGTCCTCGGCGTGTGGATCGTGGCGATGGCGTGGGCTGTGGACGACACACCGAAGGAGCAGCGCTAATGCCGGGAATCATCGTCGCGGCAAAAGTGTGGCGCTGGACGCCGTGGGAGCGGTTCGACTATGACGCGATCACTTACAGCCCGTATATGCAAATCGGCGGCATTGCGCCGTCGTATCGCGGCTCGCGCCTTAACCCGTACACAGACGGCACGGCTCCCAACACCGCGCAAAACGGGCGTGTCTTAAAGGGCCAGCAGCACCCTGATTTTCAGCCTCCGTACCGCGACACCACCAACACGGGCGGGGCTGACGGGACGGAAGGTGCGTTCCGGTTGGTAGACGTAAACAACAACCTGCCAAACGAGTTTACGAAGTGGACGCAGGAGTGGTTAGCCTTTCGGCAAACTGGTCGAGGGCGGCGCTTTCTTGAATGGGAGTGGCCGCGCTTGGTCAAAGCCGATGGGATGTGGCTTTCAACGGCAAACGACTGCGAACAGTATCGCGGTCGTCGCCCGATCTCGTGGAACTTGGATGCGTTCCTCCCCGGCAAGGGGTGGCACCGCGTCTATTCAGCGCGCAACATCGCAGTACCCACCACGAACGTGACATGGTACGGGCCGTTTGAGTTTCGGCAGATCAAGCCCGTTGACGGCGTGAGGGGACCGTGAACCGCCGACTATGGACGCCGACTCAACTGCCGCGCACCTCGAATGTGTGGTGGTGGGATGCCTCTTTTGCGCCGTCGCTCACCTTCGGTTCTGGTGCAGCCGTGACGGGATGGCGCGATCGCCTACGCGGAGCAGTACTGGCAACGGTAGGAACGGCTCCGGTCCTCGCGCACGACAGCCGTGGCGCTCGCATTGTGTTTGATGCGACGGGTGGCTTTGTGTCTGCAGCCTCCTCCGGTACGCTGACAGACTTGTATAGCATGACGGTGTGGGCGGTTGCCACCCTTAGCACAAGCGTGGGATCGACATTCTACAACCGCTTAGTGTCGTACTTCGGAGTGACCGGAGGAACCGACTACGCTACGGATGCCAGCTATATCCCAGTCCTCCTTTACAATGTCGCGGACGCCTTGCGGTCGTTCCGTACAGGGGATCGGGCATTTGCGGCTCCTATCACTCGTGGCGTCCCGTTCCTCGCGTCAAGCCGATTGATCCAAGAGAGCCAGCAGACGTACGCCGTGTCAGTCAACGGGAAACGAGGAGCACCTGAGTCGCTGTCAAGCGCTGCCATGACAAGCGGAGGGCGGTTCGGTATTGGCACTCGCGGCGATGCGTTTGACAGTTTTGCAACGTCTGACCCATGGGTCGGTGACATTCGCGAAGTCATCATCTACTCGGGTCGCGTCACGCCGCAGCTAGAGCAACGCGTCGAGGGATACCTTGCCGCCAAGTGGAACATTGCGCTGGCCTCTGGTCACCCGTATGCCTTTGCGCCGCCGACTATCGGGCCGCGCATGAACGCGGCCGGCGTCGCTTTTCGGCGCCTCGTACCGAGCAGCACGACGAGTAACACCGGCTGGACACCGAGCAGCGGTACCGCGCACGCCGCGCTCGCCGCCGACGATGCGCTCTACGTTCGCGCCCTCACCAACGGTGCCACGTTGCGCGTAGGGCTCGGACAAGGCGAAGAGCAAGCAGCGGGGTACCTCGCCACACCCAATCCACGCCTCCCTATCATTCGCTGAGGTCTGCATATGAGCTACACAAACGTTCCGATCACGCCTGGAACCGGCGCGAACGTCGCAGCCGACAATATCGGCGGCAACTTGTTCCAGAGGATGAAGCCGGCCGTCGGCGTGGAAAACAGTGCGGTCGATGTGAGCGACGAAAACCCGATGCCGATGAAGGCGATCGGCGAGCTCATCGAAGCGATCGAAGCGCAGCGCATGGCACTGCAGGCGCTCGTGCGCACGATCGGGCAGAGCTATCCCGACGTGGCGGGCCGCCTGCGCGTGGTGGTCGACTCGATCTCGGCGTCGCTGACGCTGGCGACGATCACGACGGTCGGCACCGTCACGACGGTGAGCACGCTGACCAACCAAACGCAGATCGGCGGTCTCGCCGCGACTGAGCAGATCCCCTCGCTGATGCGTCTCGGCGCAGACAGCGCACGCCGCAACATCTCCGTTACCTGAGACGATCATGGCTACGACGAACGGCAATCGCAAAGTGCTCGACCTCAAGCGGTGGGAGTTCTGTACGCCCGCCCCAACAGCGACCGTCGCGGGGGCGTTCATTGCGTCGTCGCGGCACTATCGCCAACAGCAGCTCTACGTCGCCAGCGCGACGGTGCAGTACCTCTACAACGCGCTGGAAGATGCGTGGACGCAGATTCCGTCGGGCGCATTGGCGGGCACGTTCGCCGTGGGCGCGTGTGGCACGGCCACCTCGGTCGGCCCCTCGGGCACGGCGACGGCGGGCACGACCTCGACCATCACCACGAACCTGACGCTGGCCCGCGATCTGCGCGGCTACAGCATCCACATCACGGGTGGACCGAACGCTGGCGCGACACTGGCGATCTCGTCAAACACGGTCGGCACGAACGCGGTCATCACCGTCCCGGTACAGGCGTCGGCGTTCACCACCTCGACCACGTATCGACTCCTCACGCCGCGCTGGTACGTCCTCAACGCCATCACGGCGTCTGGCACGACGACGGCGAACGTGTTCAAGTATTATGACTTTGCGCTGAATACGTGGGCCGCAGCCGAAACGGGCGCGACGGACGGTGTCGCCCCGGCGGCGGTGATCGGCACCGACTCCAAGTTGATCTCGACGCCGTCGTGGTTGGGGAGCGGGTATGTCGCCTTCGCCACTGGCACGGCCACGGCGGGCGGCGCATCGACGCTCACGAACAGCGCGAAGACGTGGACGACGAACCAGTGGACGAACTATCAGGTCCGCATCGTCTCGGGCACGGGCGCAGGGCAGATCCGCACGATTGCGAGCAACACTGGCACGGCGCTTACGACATCGACAGCGTGGGCGACGCAGCCCGATGCCACGAGCGTGTACAACATCGAAGGGAACGACGACTTCCTGTACTATCTGGGGTCGAACGCCGTGACGCTGTACCGCTACAGCATCTCGGCGGGCACATGGACGACGCTGTCGCCGACCGCCGCCCGTGCCGCTGCCCCGGCCGTGGGGATGTCGGCCCATTGGGTCTGGGAAGCGACCGACGCCGCGTGGACAAACGAGTCGGCCATCCTGAACGGGCGGTACATCTACTCATTCCGTGGTGGCGCTGGCGGCCTTCTCGACCGCTACGACATCGCGCTCAACACGTGGGCCAGCGCGCTGACGTACGCCCCCGCGACCGAAGTGTTCGGCACGGGCAGCAAGTACGTCTACCGCAACGACAGCATCTACGCGCAGAAGGACGCCACGGGGCGCTGGCTCCGCTACAACGTCGTCACGAGCGAGCAGGACGGGTGGTCGACGATGACGTACACGCAAGGCGCGGCCATCGCGGGCGACACGGCGTTCGACGTGCATTATTCCGACGGGGCCACCGAGATCGATTACGTGTACATGGTCCTCAACACCAGCACCGTGATGCTGCGCGCGATGGTGATCTGACCATGACGATCTCGCAGCTGGTCGAAATGGCGCGAAAGCGGCTCGTCCACTTGACGCAGCTTCGCGCCGCCGCGGAATCCCTCGGCGATGTGACGGCCGAGGCGACATTCGCCGCAGAGATTGGCGACACCGAGCTCACGCTCGCCTCGCTGCTGACGCTGTTGCCGTAGCGTGTCGCTCCTTCTCCTGCTCACGCACACCGACGGGTTGCTCCTCTCGATCTGGCAGGGCTCGACGATCGTCGCGCAACGCTGGGTTCGGACGGCGCAACTCACGGCCAGCGACCAGACGTTCACGTTTGCGCTGACGGCCGGCGAGCGGGCGCTGATTGCCGACGTGGACGCGCTCACGCTGTCGGGCGCGTGGTGGGGGACGACGGCGGCCAGCAGCGCGGACTGGGACGCGGCTGCCCTTGAGGTCATCGGGTCGAGCGGGAACGTCCTGAGCGCCACGCTTTCCGTCGTGGCGCGCAAGACGGCCACCGGCGGGGTGACGTACACCGTCACGCTGACCGCCGCCGTCAGCGGAGTGGGCGGGCTGGTGCGCCGCCTGTCGCGGAGTTTCGCGGGGAGCGCGACGCCGGCCGGCGCCATTGCACGGCAGACGTCACGGACGATCGCCGCGTCGAGCACGGCGACCGGCGCGCTGACGGTCATCCGCACGTTCGTGAGGTCGCTCACCGCCTCGCTCGCCGCCGCCGGCGCGCTCACGCGGTCCCTCACGAAGCCGCTCGCCGGAAGCATGGCCGCAACGGGCGCGCTGACGCGTCGGCTCACCCGCGCGCTCGCCGGGAGCGTGACCGCCGTCGGCACGCTGTCGGAGCGACTCAGTCGGACGCTGGCGGCGGCCGTGACGGCCGCGGGCGCGCTGACGGCCACGAAGGTGGCCCTCCGCTCGTTCGCGGCGTCGGCGACTGCCGCGGGCGCGCTCACGCGAGAGGTCGGCAAGCCGCTCGCCTCGGCGTCGGCCGCCGCCGGTGCGATCCTCAAGGCCTCGTCCCGCGTGCTCGCGGGCAGTCTCACCGCCGCCGGATCGCTCGCCGACCGGCTGGCGCGCACGTTCGCCGCGTCGGTCGCGCCGACGGGGACCGTGGGCCGACAGCTCCGGCGCGCGCTCGCGGCCAGCGTGTCGGCCGTGGCTGCGCTCGCCGCCGCCGTCGGGAGCGTCGGGCCGGGGCTGATCCAGGCGGCGCTCACATGGACGGCGCGGCTCTTGGGCGACGTCACCAGCGTCGCGCGCTACACCGGCGACACGACCTCCCAGCCGCGGCACACCAGCGACGTCACCCAGCAGACGCGGCACACCGCGGACATCACCTACCGGAGCAACGATGGCTGACAATCTCGACGACGAGCTGTTCCCCCATAACGACGATACCATCGTTGTGCGGCCAGTCGTGTTTCGTGCGAACCCCTCCACTGGGGTCGAGGAGACGATCCCGCTCACCGGCCGTACCGACGGCGTGGCGTTCCTCTCCACGACCGAGGACATCAGCACCGCCACCGCGCTCTCTGGGTGCTCGATCTCGCTCGTCGAGATCGGGAGCACCGGGGTGTACACTGGCGTGATGGAAGGCAGCAACAAGGCCACGGCCCTGACGGCGACGCCCGACAACACGATTGTGTACCGCCACTTCCAGTTCGGCAGCGACTACCGCCGGGTCGTGTCGGTGATCTTCCGCAAGCGGCGCGTCTGATGGACAGCCGCGAAGTGCTGCTCACCGGCGACCGGCTGACGCTCACGGTCGACTGTCCCGCCCCGGTCACGCGCGGCAGCGTGGACGTGTGCCTCTCCACGACGCGTGGCGGGCCACCGGTACACCCGACGCTGGCGCGCGCGTTGCTCGTGACCGACGGGACGATTCCGGCGCTCTCGCTGTTCACGAAGGATGTGCGGGCGACGTTTCCGCGGGGCGCGCGGGTGTGGCTGGTGGTGCGGTATGGGGGGCAGCTGCTGGCGAGCGGCGAGGTACGGGTGGTGGTATGATCTGCATGAAAATCCGCCCATTTTATGCACGGGCTATGAACGTGCATAGATGACGCGGCGCTGACGCCGCCCCGTACCCTGCGGCATGATCTACGTCCTCTGCCGGGATGCGCGCCAGGCGTATGCGCTGGCGCGGGTGTGGGTGGCGATTACGGCTCCACCGCCTTGACCTGCCACCCTTTCGATCCGAGATGCTCGGCGTACTGGCGATTCGCGAACATCGGAATGATCAGGATGCCGAGCCAGTGCAAGACGCTCCCGGTAACGACGGCCAGCACGACCCAGAGCAGTCCGATGCCCCACATTCCTTTGTACAGGTACCAGAAGGCGCCGAAGAAGAAGCACGGCCATGACCAGCCCTGGTAAATGTCGTTGGTGAGCCCCGTGTTGGGTTGCACCATTGTGCCGACTTTGACTCCCATTCCCTGCACTCCTTGCCGGATTTCCGACGGTGATGAAGTGGTGGTGATGCGCAAAGCCGGTCTGCGAAGCTCAACCTAGAACCCGTGTTCGCAGACCGACCGTTCTTCCGCACGCCAGTGCTGCGCGCCGGCCGTGTCCCTCGCAGAGATCATCGTCGCCACGACAACGCCCGCATAGAAGCACCCGCGCGACTTGTCCTTGATCGCCTTGGCGGTCTCGTAGTCGCCGATGGCCTTGGCGACGGCTGGAGGGATGGTTGACTTGGTGTCGATCGGCGACGTGCCCCAGAGATACAGTGCCGGGGCCGCAATGACGACCATCGCGAGCGCGATGCGCTTCTGTGTGTTGCTCTGCCAGCCCGGGTGTGCCATTGCCTCTCCTTGCCGCCTCGCGGCCAAACGTGAAACACTACCACCGGCCGTCGGCCGCTGGCGTTCGCTCTGCGAGCTGGCAACCTCTGTCGCGTGTCAGAGCTTCGGAGTATGTTCGGGAACGGTTATTCGCCGCCCACTACTGAACTGCAATGGAACCTTACGTCTACGACGTGCACGTCGAACTGCTGCACCCGGTGCGGGCGAAGCCTGGTGACCGGCTGATTGTCCGACCGGGTCACGAGCGGCCGATGGTGGTGGTGCGCCGCGTCGGAGATGGCTGGCGCGGTGTGCGTGTCGGCCCGCCCAACTACGGCGCGGTCATCGGCCTTTGCGACGACGGCGCCCTGACGCAGATACATCCGCTGTACCTGCCGCTGTCGGCTGATCCGGCTGTTCGAGTAGGGTAACGTCGTCCGCCGCGACAACCGACTCGGCAACCACTGCGGACATCCTCAGGCGCTGAGCGACCCGCTCCAGCCGCTCTTGCCCTTGCCGGATCAGCCTGAGCGCCTGTTCAGCCTCTTCCGCTAAGTCCGGTTGGGTTACGCGCCCCCCGAGGGCATTCGCCAGCTCCTCGGCGAACCGGGGGGCTTTCGTGTGCCCTTCCGCAAACAGCCGGATCGCCTCATCCGACGGCTTGCCGCCCAACAGCCTCGACAAAGCCGGGTAGGCCCCCTCGCCGTGTTTTGCCTTGTAGGCAAGCAGGTCAGAACGGAGTGCAGAAAAGTCTGGGGTTGACATTACCAAGGTTTGGCGCCAATGTTTGGCTGTGGTTACGACACTACAACACACGAACCCCGAAGATCATGCCCCGACCCGTCAAGCGCCAGCCTCGCCCGATCAGCCGCACGGTGCTGTCCGTCTCCATCCCGATCAAGCCGGATTGGGCCGATGCCAGCCGCGCCGCGGGAATGGTCGGTCAGTCGCTGTCTGCCTTCACCCGTGACGCCGTCGCCGAACGCGCCGCTCGGGTCTTTGCTGGCGAGGTGCCGTCCTCGCCGCTCAAGGCGACGGGCTGACCTGGTGGTGGTCGCGCCCTGCGACCGCTGGAGGACCCTCTCGTGATTTCCATGTGAGGGAAACAGCGCGGCTGCGCTAACAGCCGCCACGGCAAAATGCCGGAGACCAGAGGAGACCATGAGTGCCAAGCCCAAGGAGCCCGCCAAGGCGGCTCGCCTGATTCTCGCCGACGTAGCGCGCGAGACCCGTAGCACCCTCCGGCGGGGCCGTCTGCCGGTGGACCCGCAGTTGACCGAGATCGCCTCGCGCCGTCGGGGGGTCGCAGCGGCGCGACAGCTCACGTTGCTCGCCGACGAGATGCTGGTGGCATACGGCCCTGACGCGGCCGCGCGTCGGTTCGCCGAGATGGGGGCCGCGTTCATCGCGGCCCGACGGATCGCCTAACAAAAATGGGGCCGCGACCGCGCTAACGGCCCGACCCCGTGACCAGACACCAGAGGAATGCCTGATGCAAAACAACGTAACACCGCTTTCCAGCCCGCGCATCCTTGCCATGCGCGTGCGCAACACGATTCGCATCCCGACACCGACGCAGAGCATCGTCGTGCCGATCGCCGAGCTGCCGCTCTTCGTCGCGCTGTCGGCGGCGATCGCGGCTCGCCACCAGCGCGGCGCGCGTCTTCAGGGGGAGGTGACCGCATGACCGCCCTCGCTGCCGAGTACGGCTCGGCCGATTGGGTTGCCGACCGCGCGAACTACATCGGCGCGAGCGACGTGCCGATGCTGCTCGGCGTCAGCGAGTACGGCGGCCCGCTCGACCTCTATCAGACGAAGCGCGGCGAGAAGATCGTCGAGGTCACGCCGGCGATGGCGCGCGGGCACATCTACGAGCCCGCGATCTGCGCCGACTTCCTGCTCAACTTCCCCGAGTTTACCGCTGCGTCACGCGGCACGGTGATTCATCCGGCAGGCGACTTCCTGCGGGCGACGGTCGACCGCGTGATGACGGGACCGCACGGCGTCGGGATTCTCGAAGCGAAGAACGTCACGCCGCGATTCATGGCGCAGTACGGCGAGACCGGCAGCGACAATGCACCGTTGGACAAGATCGCGCAGGTCCAGACCCAAATGGAGGTGCTGGACCTGCCGTGGGCGTACATCGCCGTGAATTTCGGCTTTGAGCTGCGCTGGTACTTCATCGAGCGCGACCGGGACGTCGGCGGCGCCATTGTGGAGCAAGCGTTCGAGTTCATGCGCGATCACGTGCTCGCCGGCATCCCGCCGGAGCCGTCGCCGGAGCACGACACCTACCAGGCGATTACGCGCCGGTTCGCCGGGCCGAGTGAGCAGACGCTGGACGCGGACGATGACGCCCGCGCGCTCATTGCCGAATTCGCCGAGGTGAAGGCCGCGAAGAAGGCAGCGGAAGAGCGGGAAGAGGAACTCAAGGCGGCACTCGCGACGCGCATCGGGACGGCGTACGGGATCGATGCGGGGAAGGCGGGGCGAGTCATCTGGCCCGAGTCCGCTGGGAAAACCTCAGTCGACTACGCCGGTCTGGTTCGCGACCTCAAGGTGCCCGAGGACGTGCTGCAGCGATACACGCGGGTCGGTAACTCCTACCGCACCATGCGCTACTACCCACCGAAGAAGGGGGCGAAGTGACGACGTTCGCATTCCCGACCAGCGTCGTGACCGCCAGCGAAGCCGAGGCGATGGTCATGGGGCTGCTCACGTCGAAGGTAAACGAAACGCGCGACGCCATCGCTTGCACGGCGAACGGCATTCGGGCGATCAACGCCCGATTCGAGCAGCTGACGGGCATGGCGCAGGCCGAAGCCGACAACGAATTCGCGAATCTCGACGCGCAGATCCAGCACCTGATGACGCTGCGCTACGCGCTGCAGAACCGCGTCGACGCGCATCTCTCACAGCAACGCATTGCCGCCGACGTGGCGGATCACATTCAGACGAAGGTGGCATGACCATGGGTTCGCTCGCAATCGCAGGAGTCCCCGAAGACGAAGACAACCAGAGCAAGGCGCTCGCGCCCACGCCGGGCATGGCGCTCTCTGGGCAGGGCGAGACGGCGAGCACCGCCGCCGCCGTACAGGCGAAGACGCAGGTCGAGGCGCGGTACATGATGGCGATGCACAACCCGCGCAGCCTGATGCAGTTCCGCCGCAAGCTGCTCGACGCCTGCCAGCGCCCGCGTTTCGCGCAGACGTCGCGCTACGCGAAGCCCGTGGGCAAGGAGAAGATCGTGGGCTGGAGTATCCGCTTCGCCGAAGAGTGCGCCCGCGCGCTCGGCAACCTGCTCATTGAGTCGGCGGTGATCTACGACGATCCGCAGATTCGCTTGGTGCGCGTGATGGTCACCGACCTCGAAGCGAACCTCACCTACCCGACCGATGTCACGGTCGCCAAGACGGTCGAGCGCAGCTTCCTCAAGGACGGGCAAAAGGCGATCCGGACTCGCGTGAACAGCGCTGGCCGTCCGGTGCACATCGTCGAGGCGACCGACGACGACATTCTGAACAAGCAGAACGCGCTGATCTCGAAGGCGATTCGGACGGCGGTGCTGCGTGTGGTGCCGGGCGACATCCTCGAAGAAGCCGAGGAAGAGGTGGCGCGCACGGTGCGCCGCGACGACGCGTCCGATCCGGCGGCGAAGGCCAAGCAGATCGCCGACGCCTTTTACGGCCATGGCGTGATGCCGGACCAGCTTGAGAAGGTGCTCGGCCATCCGCTCGCACAGGTCACGCCGGCCGAAGTCACGATGATGAGGACATGGATCACCGCCATCAAGGACGGCGAGGCGAGCTGGCGCGACATCGAGCAGGCGTTCTCGGCGGGACATGAGGACAAGCCCGCGAGCACGGGCACCAGCGCGCTCAAGGATCGGCTCGCGAAGAAGGCGGCGCCGGCGGCATCCAAAGCGGCTGAAGCTGAGACGGGCGAGGAAGGGTAACCGTGAGCGAATCCCGCGACCTGCAGCAGGTCATCACCGATTGGCTCGGTGACGCGGCCGTGCTGCGCCGACATGGGCAGCACGCGCTCGCGGAGCAGCTGGAAGCGTGCGCGCGGACGGTGCAGGCTTCGGCCGAGGAGTGGCTCACGCTGCTCACGGAAGCCGAAGCCGCGCTCTTCAGCGGCGAGACGGTGCGCTGGCTGCAGTCGCGGTTCCCTGCCTTTGAGCGCCGTGGTATGGCGGTGAAGCAAGGCAAGACGCGCCTGTATCGTCAGTGTGCCCTGCCCCGGCGCGCGGAGACGGCACGCGCCTACGACGCCGGCCGCGAAGCCGCCAGGAAGATCTCATGACGACGGCGAAGAAGCGGCGGGAGCTGTTCCGCGCCGGTCGGCATGGGGATATGGTGCGCGCGGTGCTCGACACGAAGGAAGATCGGGCGATCGTGTACTACCGCGATGCGGACGGCGTCGAGCACAAGCGGAAGTTCGCCTCGACCAAGGAAGGGCGGGCCGAAGCCGTCGCGTTCGCGCAAGGCTGGCACAGTGAGCGCGAGCGTATGGTCCAGGAGCGCCAGCGCGCCGCACAGCCGGCGGCGATCACCGTGCGGCAGCTGTGGGACGCCTTCAAGACGGCCGAGTTCTCCGACGAGGTCGGGGAAGGGCTGCGCAAGGCGACGCAGATCTCGTACGCGCAGCACTTCAAGCGGTTCGAGCTCTTCGTCGGCAAGGACCGCGTCGCCGAGAGCGTCAAGGTGCCGGAGTTGGCGGCGATGCGGAAGGAAGAACGGGCGGCCGGTCGCGCGCTCAATCAGACGCGGCAGACCATGAACGTCGTCCGCATCGTCTTCCGGTGGGGAATCGAGCACGAGCTGCTGACGCACTCCCCGCTCGCGGTGATGCGCTGGAAGACTCGCAAGGACGCGCAGAAGCCGCTCGCGCCGGATGAGTACCGGACGGCCGAGTTCGAGGCGCTTCTGGCGGCGATCGACAAGGGCGACACGCGCCAGTGGCGCGCATGGGTCTTCCTGATGCTGGTCGGGCACTACGGCCAGCGGGCGAACGCCGTGCTGCACCTCCGCTGGCGGGACATCGACACCGCGGCCGACACGATCACATGGCCGGCACGCTACCAGAAGCAGGGCGTCGACCTCGTGCGCCCGCTGCTGTGGGAAGCGTGGTCGGCGCTCCTGGTCGCCAAGGCGCAGCGCGACCGCGTCTCGACCTTCCGGCGGCTGGCGCACCACCGGAACGCGCTGGCGTCCGCCGATCGGCTGGAGGAAGGCGACTGGGTGCTCTTCGCCGAGCGGGACAAGGCGAAGCCGATGAGTTACCAGAGTATGCACTACCACCTAAAGCAGGCCGAGATCCGCGCCAAGGTGGAGCCCAAGCCCTACCGCAAGGCGCACGGGTTCCGGCGGATGGTGGTCGGCAACGTGATCGAAGCGACCGGCGACCGGATGCTCGGCCTGGAAGTCGTCGGCGACAAAGACCCGAAGGTGCTGGTGAGCTACGACCGACGCCTCAAGCAGCGCGTCGAGCAGGGGCTGGCGGCGGTGAGCACGACCGGCGGCAGCGTAGGCCCCGGATCAGAAGCGTCCCGAAAGCATCCCGACGCCCATGAAACGGAAACGGCCCCCGTAGAGGCGGGAGCCGTAAGTACCGATATCACAGAGGGTTACAACGAATGATGAAAGAGCCACAGATCGGGATTGAACCGATGACCGCTTCACTTGGGGAAGCGGCGAGAAACACCCAAACCGCGACACAGCTACACCTTACGTCACGCGATCGCGTCGCGCAACGGTGCCCAAATGCCCCGAATCGGCCCCGAAACCCGTCCCGATTCCGTCCCGACCGCGCCGCCCCTCTGACGCTGTCGTTCGGTGGGGTGGCCGCATGAACCTACTCTCCCTGAAAGTCCGCAACTTCCTGCGGATCGAAGCCGCCGAAATCACGCCCGACGGGGCGGTGGTCGAGATCAGCGGCGCCAACGAAGCCGGCAAGTCCTCGCTGCTCCGGGCGTTCGTGTGCGCCCTGTCGGGCAAGGATTCGATCCCGGCCGATCCCGTGCGCCACGGCGCCGACGAGGCGCTGATCGAAGTCGACCTCGACGAGCTGCGGATCAAGCTCGTGATCCGGCCGGATCGCTCGACTGTTTTGACCGTCACCAACGCCGACGGCTTCAAGGCGAGCTCGCCCCAGAAGCTGCTCGACGGCCTGTACTCCAAGCTGATCGACCCGCTCGCGTTCGCCCGCCTGTCCCCGAAGCAGCAGCGGGACACGGTCGCCGAGATGGCCGGTCTCTCGCAGATGCTCGACGAGCTGGCCTGCGCGGATGCCGAGGACCGGGACGCCCGCCGCGACGTGAACCGCGACCTCAAGGCCGCGCTGGCGCGCCTCGAAGCCATGCCCGAAGTGGCGGCCGTGGAGCCGGTCGACGTGTCGGCGACGCTGGCGGAGCTCCGGGCGGCGCGGGAATTCAATGCGGAAGCGGCGGCACGGTACGAGCGCCGTTCGCGGATGCGCAGTGACGAAACGCTGCAGCGCGAGAAGGCGGCGCGCAACCGCGCCGAGGCGGAGAACCTGCTACGTGCGGCCGAGGCTCTGGAAGTCGACGCCGACCGCATCGAAGAAGAGGCCGAGGCCATTGTCGTCCCGTCCAAGAGGGACGTCACGCCGCTCGAACGCCTCCTCGAAGACGCCGAGACGATCAACGCGCAGCACCGCGCGTGGGCGGAGCGTGTGGGCGCCGTTGCGTTGGTCCAGAAGCTCGACACCGAATCACAGGGATTCACCTCCGCCCTCCTCGCCCGCGAAGCCGAGCGCAAGGCCGTCATCGAAGCCGCCGACCTGCCCATTCCGGGCCTCGGGTTCGGCGACGACTGCCTCACGTACGACGGCGTCCGGTTCGACCAGGCATCGACGGCTGTGACCACCCGCGTGTGCACCGCGATCGCGATGGCGATGAGCGCGAAGATCCGCGTGCTGCTGGTGAAGGACTGGTCGCTGCTGGATCAGAAGAACCGGCAGATCGTGACCGAGATGGCGGAACAGCGTGGGTACTTGGTTCTCGCCGAGACGGTCGACGAGTCGGGCGAAGTCGGCGTCTACATCGAAGAGGGGCGCGTGGTCGCGGTGAATGGGCAGGCGGTGGAGGTGGCCGCATGATTACCGCCCACTTCCAGAACGTCGGCCGCAGCAAGAAGTCATGGTCCGCCACACTCAAGGCGAACCCGCTCGACGTGGACGCCATCGAAGCCGCCGTAGCTCGCGAAGCGAAGCGCAACGGAGGGCTGATGTCGCGGCAGATTGGCGCCTGCATGGACGGTGGAGACACCGGATTCATCAGCGCCGGATTTCACACCGTGGGTCGCTTCAAGATCGGAGGCAATCCATGACCCTTCACGCCCGACCAAAGGCCCTTACCCCCAACGCGGCCGGCTTCATCTGCCTCGATCGGAGGTCGTGTTACGCGCAGATTTTGCTGGCGCTGAGCGACAACGAGGCGCTGCCGACCAAGTTCGAGACCCTTGAAGCGCGCCTCGACTTTGCGACGCAGTCGATCCGCGACAGCCTCGGTACGCTCTGCCTGCACGGCTTCGTGCGGCGGGTGCGCGGGGCGCACTACGTGCGGACGTGGGGACAGATCCCGGGGGTGGACCAGTGATCCACTTGAGCCCCGAAGGCTTCGCCACCACCCTCGCCGCCTTCGTGTTCATCGTGGCGTTCATGGCCGTCCATGCGCGACGCCAGCGCCGCAACGAAGCCCGCGCGCAGTACCAGCGCGGCGAACAGAACGCGCACGTCGCGCGCCTCAAGGCCGACGTGCTTGAAACCATCAACTGTGATGCCCGGAGGTTCTCATGATCCGCGACGACGTATTCGCCCTCGCCGTCATGGCCGTCGTGTTCCTGGCGTGCACGTTCGCCGAGGCGCTGACGAAGCCGGTGGCGACGTGGGAGGATGACGCCATCGACCGCCGCATGGCCGAGGCTCAAACGGACGACCACCTCTGTGATGCCTGCGGACGCGTGAGCGTCGTGCGCGAACTCGTCACAGAGGTCGTCCGCGACGCTGGTCGGGTACGCGAGCGCTCCGCCTTGTTGCTCTGCGCGCGGTGTGCGGATGCCGTGAAGGTGCCGCGTACGGGGGTCGCGTGATGCACGACGCGTCCATTGCCCCGGACGACAACGCCATGAACGAAGCGAAGGCACCAGGCATCTGCACACCGCACGGCACCGTCCGCATCGCCATGGAGGCGATTCTTGTTGCCTACTTCCAGCAACAGGCCAGCGAAGTCTCTGCACTGCTTCGGGCGAAAGCGGCAGAAACCAAGATCGCCACCCTCACCCGCGAGCGGGACGCGCTCAAAACCCAACTCGCGGCGGCACGTGAATTGATGGCCGAGGCCGCAACGGACATTAAGTACATGGTGAACGCCGAGTACCACGGCCCCGACGACGTACATCCGGCGATGCGTGCCAAGTACACACGCGACATGGAAATCGTTAGCCGACTCACCGCCGCCCTTACACAGCGGGACGCCGCCACGACGGAACGGGAGGGCGGCGTATGAGTGACGCGAAGGATGTGCATGACACGCTGAAGGCCATCGCGTTCATGGTGCAGTGGAGCCCTGCCGGAGTGCAGGTCATTACCACTGATGCGCTAAAAGACATCCTTGACCACATCGACACCCTCACCCAAGAGTGTGCCGACCGAGCGGCGTGCGAAGCCTCGTTGACGGAGTGGAACGAGCAGCTCACCCGCGAGCGGGACGAGGCGAGGGAAGAGCGAGAGAACGTGTCGTCGCAACTGTGGGACTGCATGGGAGAAAGGGATGGGCTTCGCAATCGTCTTGCAACGTGCGAAACGGCGTTAGCGGTGGTGCTCCCTTACGTGCGTGTAATCCGCGAGCCGCGAATGGTCGATTCTATAGGAGAGATTCACGGGGATCGTGATCGCGTGTACCTAAATGGTATGGCGTTGCGATACCAACAATATAGCGCCGCCGTTTTGGACTTGCTTCGTACCGCCGCCCTAACACCGGAGGACGTATGACGGCCCCAACCTACTGCACGACCTGCGAGCAGACAGTCCACCCAACGCACCCGCACTCGTGTTTCTCGGCGGCGACGCTGCGAGAGCACAAAGAAGCCGAGCAGAAGGTGATTGCGGCGGCGAAGGTGTTTCGCGATTCAGCGCATTTGTCGTCTGAGTGGTATACAGCAGTCGACAGGCTTGATGACGCCGTCGAAGCCCTCCGTGCGGTGGAGGGGGAGGTATGACGCGACTCGAACGTTTCTTGTGTGGTCTCGCGATTGGGTTCGCCATTGCGGTGGTCGTACGACCGCTACTGAACGAGTGGACGCCCAGCATCGTGGCGTGGTGCCGTCGCCAGGGGTGGGGCGTATGAAGAGTTTCTTGCCGATGCTGCTCGGCTGCCTGCCCGACGTGCACACGATCGAAAACAGCATCAACGCGTATCACGTCGCGTGTCTTCGCCTCGATTGGACCGGCGCCGACGTGGTCGAGAAGCAGACGCACGCCGTCAACACGATCCGCGCCCGCGCCTTTGCGCTCGCGCGTCGGCTTGACGTCATCCCCGAAGAACACGCACGGCAGGCGGCCGAGATCGGCACGCTGCGCCGCGAACTCAAAGAAGCGCGCGCGCAGATCGCCGCGCTCACTGACGCTCAGATGATGAGGCGACCATGACACCACGGTTGATGACGAATGCGAGGGCGACCGATCCCGAGACTTCACACGAAGCGGCGGCCCGCATTACCACGAAACTCTCACGGCTGCAGGCGCGCGTGCTGGTCGCCGTCGCTGCGTTCGGCGAGCACGGCGCGACGGCGCGCGAAGTCGAGACGCTCGACGCGTTTGCCGATTGTGGGCCGAGCACCGTACGGAAGCGCCTCAGCGAACTTGCCACGGCGGAGCAGCTACAGACCGCGGGCAAGCGCGACGGCATGACGGTCTATGTGGCGCCAGCGCAGGAGCAAGCCGCATGAGCGTCGTGAGTGACCGCAAGACGCGCCCACGGCGCCCGTATGGCTTGCTTCCGGTGGCGCTGTTGCACCTGTTGGATGAGCAGAGCCCACAAAGCACCACCGCACTGGCGCAACGCCTGCCTGACCATTCGGCCAGTCAGATCCGCATTGCGCTCGGGCGCATGGCGCGCGTGCGCACGGTGTCCCGCTGCGAGGGAGGCTGGCAGATCGGCGCGTGCGCCACGGTCCCGCGGGTGCCGCGCGCCAAGCCACCGGAATGGACGCCGGTCCCCTGGATTCACCCCATCCGGCGTCGCCTGCTCGGGCTGCCCGTGGCAACGCGCCAGGACGACACGCCGATCGATTACGCGCATCCAATGCGGGAGATGACCGCGTGAAAAACAAACTGTCCGACCTGAACGACATCCTGTTTGCCCAGCTCGAGCGCCTGACCGACGAGTCCCTCTCCACCGATGCGCTGGCGCTAGAGATCAGCCGCACGACCTCGGTCGTTCAGGTCGCCGACCGCATCGTGGACACCGCCGCGCTGCAGCTGGAAGGCGCCAAGCTGATCGCCGCTCACGGTGGCGCGATGAGCAAGCAACTCCCCGCCACCATGGCGTCGTCGAGCGGCACGAAGGAGCTCACGTCATGAGGCGGGCCGCGATTCGATACAGCGAAGACGAGCTGACGTTCGTCTTTACCAACCGCGACTTGCCCCGTGCAACCCTTCGGTATGCATTTGCCGCCAATTTTGGCCGCGACGACGTGAGTGTCGCCCACATCAAAGCGCTCTGTACCCGTAAAGGCTGGACGACGGCACGCGAACGCTTTACAGAGGATGGCGACGCGATACTCTGTAGGCTATTTGCCGATATGCCGACGGCGCAGGTTGCAGCGCTGCTCGGTCGTTCCGTCGCGTCGGTCATCGGCCGAGCGCGGAAACTTGGATTGCGGAAGTCGCCGGAATACTTGGCGACGCCGGCCGCTGGGCGTTTGCAGCGCGGAAGTACGATCGGCGAGGCGACGAGGTACCCGAAGGGTTCGCAACCGTTGAACAAGGGGGTCAAGCGGCCGGAAGGATGGTCGCCAGGGCGCATGAGCCACACGCAGTACAAGAAGGCGCAATCGCCGCGCAACTGGCGTCCGATTGGAAGCGTGCGCGTCATCAAGGGCTACCAGTTCACCAAGATTGCCGACGAACGCATGGTGTCGTGGGTTCACAATTGGCGGCAAACGCACATCGTGAAGTGGGAAGCCGTGAACGGGCCGATCCCGGAGGGGTTCGCGCTCAAGAGCCTCGACGGAAACCGGCTCAATACCGACGCGAGCAACTGGACGTGCGTGCCTCGTGGCGTCCTGCCACGGCTGAACGGCGGGCGCGGCAAGCGGCTGGGCTACGACGCCGCGCCCTCCGAACTCAAGCCAATCCTGCTCACGGCCGCGAAGCTCAGGCACGCCGTGACGCAGCGGCGCACGAAGGCGGCCGTATGATCGCCACCCGGGCAGAGCTTGAGCGCGCCATTCGCGACGCGAAGGCGATCGCGGCACGACTTCCGTTTTCCACACCGAGCGCGAAAACCGAGCGGGAACAGATCGCCGGCGTGCTCGTCAATCTTGCCGACTTCGCGCAACGGTTTGCCGATCGCGCCGCGGCCGAACCGCGCCTCGGCGCTCAAGCGTTTCCGAAGGGGGACACATGATCCACACCGAAGAACAACGCGACGCCGTGCTCCGGTTCGCCCGCCGGCACCGGGACCGACTGCGCGTGCCGACGCTTCCGCTCACCATCGGCGAGCGGGCCGACTTGGCGAACGTGCTGGAAGAGCTGATTGACTTCGCTCGCGGGATTCCCGTCGCGACCGCCGCCGTCAACCGCAACAGGGCGGGCGCCGTATGAACTGGGTGCGCGTTGCTACCAAGATGAAAGGCGACCCGAGCATCGGCAAAATTGCCGCCGACTGTAAGGTGCGCGTCGAGCACGCCGTCGGCCTCGTGTGCTGCGTGCTGATGGAGTTTCCCGATCACGCCCGCGACGGCGACACGGCGGCGATTCCCGACGTCGTGCTCGAACAGTGGGCGATGTGGTCGGGCAAGGCCGGCACGTTCGCCGCGGCGTTCCGCGCGCACCTCTGCGACAACACGGGGCTCGTGCGCGCATGGGATCGACACAACGGCAACGCGCTGCGGAAGGCCGAATCCGACATCGAACGGAAGCGCGCGGCGCGGGAACAGCGCGAAAACGGCGCCAAAACGGCGCGCGCCGAATCAGCGCCGTCCGCGCGCCAAAACACGGCACGGCGCCAAAACGGTCAGGTAGACGAGACGAGACGAGACGTAACTACTACACCGGAGGCCGGTGTAGCAGTTAGCGCGCGGGACGCGGAACGCCCGCCGGTCGCCGATCATCCGGTCGCGTACCGCCAACAACTCGACGACCTGCGCGCCGCCGGCCTGCCGCACGAACGGGCCGCCCTCGACGCCCTGCTCGCGCACCATCCGTCGCCCGACGTGCTCGTGCTCGAACTGCACGCGACGGCCTCGGGGTTGCATGTCGTGCGTGGGGTGAACACCGGCCGCGCCGCCGACATTGCCGACGTGATGCGGGCGGTCGCCGAGATGGCGGCCAGCGCCAAGCCGTTCAGCGTCTCGCTGTTCCGCGGTTTCGCGCGCCGCGTGGCCGACCGACCACCCGAGCCGGCGAGCGCCGAAGAACGGGAGGCCGCACGACTCGCCCGCGAAATTGCCGCTCGCCAGCCGGCCGTCGTCGTGGAAAAGCCACGCACGGACGAGGAGCGGGAGGCCCTGCGGGTGCAGCGCGAGGCCGCAATGGCGCAGTTCCGTGCCGAGTTCCAGCGGTACAACCCGCAGCCGGTGGCGGCATGAACACGATCTGCCTCACCAGCGGCAAGCAGCAGTTCGCCACCGCCAAGGCGGCCAAGGCGTCTCTGCTTTCCAAACACAATCGCCGGAAGCACGGCGGGCCGAAGTACACGTACCGATGCCCGGCGTGCGGAGCCGTGCACCTCACGCGCGTTGCCCCTGAACAGATCCGGCGATCGAGGAGATCGGCATGAGCCCGCGCAAATTCGTGTACCGCCCGCAACAGCGCGGCGCCAAGCCCGCCGCGGAGCTCCCGATGGCAAAGGGCCGGAAGCGTTCCGCCGAGGAGCGCATGAATAAGGGCGAGACCCGCTACGCGCAGATCCTCACGGCGCGACAGGCGGCCGGTCTGGTCTCGGCGTGGTGGTACGAGGGGATGAGCTGGCGACTCGCCGATGAGACGCACTACCGGCCCGATTTCGTCGTGCTGTTGCCGGACGGGGCGCTTGAGCTGCACGAGGTCAAGGCGGCGAGCGGCGACAGCGACTTCGGGGCGACGCCCGAAGCGTGGGTCAAGCTCAAGGTCGTGGCCGAACACGCGCCGTTTCCGGTGGTCGTCGTCTGGCAGAAGGGTGGCGCGTGGCAGGAGCGGCGGGTATGACCCGCCCCATCACCCGCGTCATCCGCTTGCGCGTCATCCGGCACCGGATCGCGTGCAAGTTCCTCTGGCGCTACCTGACCGATCACTACGACCTGACCGTGCCGCAGGTCATCAAGGTCCGGCCAACGGCGCTAGAGCTTGGCCTCAAGCCGCGCACCATGCGGAGAGCGCTGGCGTTGCTCGTCGAGCACCGGTATCTCGACGCCGTCGTACTGCCGACCGAGGGGACGCCAGGCGAGTATATCGCTGGCCCCCGTGCCTACCGGCTGCCACCGGCGACCGTGCCTGTCCCGAAAACACGGCGGGGCCACAAGGGGCCGCTGCCGCACCCCGACCAGCTACCGCTTGGCATACAAACGCGCGAGGGTGTGGACTATGCCGCGTAAACTGCCCGCCGCCAGCGATCCGTCGTTCACCGTGGCAACGGTGCCGATCGGGTCGGTGGTGCCTTATGTGCGAAATCCCCGCAAAAATACCGCCGCCATCGCCAAGGTCGCCGCATCGCTGCGCGAGTTCGGATGGCGCCAGCCGATCGTCGTCGACGAGGCGCTCACTGTGATCGCGGGGCACACGCGCCTCGAAGCTGCGCGGTCGCTCGGGATGGCCGACGTTCCGGTTCACGTCGCAACCGGCATGAGCGCCGCGCAGATCAAGGCGTCCCGCATCGCCGACAATCGTGTCGCAGCCGAAGCCGAGTGGGATAACGACCTGCTCGCGATCGAGTTGATCGAGTTGAAAGACGACGGCTGGGATCTGGCGCTGACCGGCTTCGACGCCGACGAGCTCACTGCGCTGCTCAACCCGCCGAGCGCGATCGTCGAGGATGCGGACCTCGATGCTGTGCCAGAAGCCCCGAAGGAGCCGATTACGAAGCTCGGGGACCGTATCACGCTCGGCCGGCATACGCTCATCTGCGGTGACAGCACCGACTCAGGCGCGTGGGATGCGCTGCTGGCAGGGCGGCAGGCGGGCATGGTGTGGACCGATCCGCCGTATGGGGTGAGCTATGTCGGCAAGACGAAGGACGCCCTCACCATCGAGAACGACTCCCTCGACGCCGATGGGCTGCGCGACTTCCTGCGCGCCGCGCTCTCGCTCGCGTGGGCGAACACCCGCGCTGGCGGTGCGTGGTATGTAGCGGCCCCGCCGGGGCCGCTATTCCTGCCGTTTGCCACGGTACTCTTCGATCTTGAAGTGTGGCGACAGACGCTCGTATGGGCAAAGGACTCGCTGGTGCTTGGGCGCTCCGATTACCACTATCGCCACGAGGCGATCTTCTACGGGTGGAAGGAGGGCGCCGCCCATACGTGGGAAACCGACCGCAAGCAAACGACAGTCCTTGAGTTCCCCAGGCCAAAGGCGAATCGCGAGCACCCGACGATGAAGCCGGTTGACTTGATCCGCTACTGCCTGACCAACAGCAGCACGGTCGCCGACCTCATCGTCGACCCGTTCGGCGGCTCGGGCTCCACGCTGCTCGCCGCCGAAGCGTGCGGTCGTTCGGCGGCGCTGATTGAACTGTCCCCGACGTACTGCGATGTGATCGTCAAGCGATGGGAGAACGCCACCGGCCTGCAGGCGGTGCGCCCGTGACGCCTCGCGTCGTGAAGGAACGCCCAGGCCGGCAGAAGCCGCTCGATATGAAGGTGGTCGAGGGCATGGCGTCAGTCGGCGCGACGAACGTCGAGATTGCTGACTTCCTCGGCGTATCAGAAGCGCTGGTTCGGAAGCGTGGCGCGGTCATACTCGCCAAGGCGCGCGCTTCGCTGCGGATGCGCTTGCGGCAGGCGCAGATCAAAACGGCGATGGCCGGGAACCCCGCTATGCAGATCTGGCTCGGCAAGCAGATGCTCGGGCAGGTCGAGAAGCACGAGGTGAGCGGCACGGAAGGCGGGCACCCGATCGAGCTTGGTCTCAAGGTGATCCACGAGGTGATCGACCCGATGCCGACCGAGCAGCAGGGCTAGTGCTCACCTTCCGACGGAGAGTTCCGCGTTGGGCGCGCCCGCTGCAGCGCGCGATGCGCTACAAAGGCGCCAGCGGCGGCCGTGGCTCGGGCAAGTCGCATTTCTTCGCCGAGGAAGCGGTCGAGCGCATGGTCTGCGATCCGGCGCTGCGCGTCGTGTGCATCCGCGAGGTGCAGCGCTCGCTCAAGTTCTCGGCGAAGGCGCTGGTCGAGGCGAAGATCCGCGAACTCGGCGTCGCGTCACTGTTCCTGGTGCTCACGACCGAGATCCGGCGCCTCGGCGGCAGCGGCGTGATGATCTTCGAGGGGATGCAGGACCACACGTCCGACTCGATCAAGTCGCTTGAAGGGTTCGGGATCGCATGGGTCGAGGAAGCGCAGAGCATCTCGCAGCGCTCGCTCGACCTGCTGCTGCCGACGATCCGCGCGGAAGGGTCCGAGATCTGGTTCAGCTGGAACCCCTACAAGAAGACCGACCCCGTCGACCAGCTGTTCGCGAAGGGGCTCGACGGCTCCATTCGCGTGCACACGACGTACCGCGACAACCCGTTCCTACCGTCGACGTTGCGCGACGAGGCGCGGCGGCTCAAGGAAGCCGACCCCGAGAAGTATGAGCACGTCTGGGGCGGCGCGTACGACCTCGGCGGCAAGGGCCGCGTGTATGCGAAGTTCGTCGACAAGCCGTTCCCCGAGGGCAACGTCGACGCGTCAGTCTGCGACTTGGGCGGCGAGCTGCTCGTGGGGCAGGACTTTAACATCAATCCGATGGCGTCGATCCTCGCCGTTCGCGCGGTCGACGAGTGTCACGTGCTCGACGCGCTGCTCGTGTCGACGTCGAATACCGAAGAAGTCTGCCAAGAGATCAGCGAGCGATTCCCGCGGCGTCGCGTCGTGTTCTGCCCTGATCCGGCGGGCAACGCGCGGCACACGAACGCCAAGGCCGGGCAGACCGATTTCACGATCATCCGCTCGTTCGGATTCGAGGTCCGCGCCCCGTCGGCGCATCCGCCCGTGGTCGACCGCGTCAACAACGTGAACATGATGCTGTTCGACGGGCATCGGCGCCGACTGCGGATTCACCCGAGGGCCTCGCACCTCATCGAATCGTTCGGCGGGCAGGTCTACAAGGCCGACACGAACATTCCCGACAAGTCGGGGGGCTACGACCACCCGAACGACGCCGTCGGCTATCTGTGCTGGCAGGAGTTCAACCTGCTGCACGACACGCGCGCCTCTGTCTCCTCTTTCGCCATCGGTTGACCATGCCAGACACTCCCGTCCCAGTGATCCCCGGCAACGCGCCAGCCGCGGCCCGTCCCGACTTCAAGCGGCCGGAATACGTCGACTTGCAGCCCGCGCGGCGGCTGTCGCGCGCGATGATGAGCGGCACGCGCGCTGTCCGTGCGCTCGGCACCGAGGCGCTGCCCAAGTGGCCCGCCGAAGAGCCCGCGTTCTATCGGCTGCGGGCCAAGATCGCGCAGGTCACGCGCTACACCGCCCGCACCGTCGAAGCCGTCGTCGGCATGGTGGTCGGGACGCCGCCGACGCTTGCCGATGGCACCGACGCGCGCATCGTCGCCGATGCCGAGGACATCGATCGGCGCGGGACGCACTTCGACGTGTTCGCGCGCGATCTCACGCAGGAGGCCATCGTCGGCGGGCTGGCGGGGATTCTGGTGGACGCGCCGCCGGTCCCCGAGGGCATCCGTCTCACGCTGGAGAACGAGCAGCGCATGGGGCTCCGGCCGTATTGGGTGCTCGTGACGGCGGAACAGCTCGTGTCCTGGGTGACCGAGTCGCCGGATTGGAGCCGGATCATGGCGGATTACGCGAGCGGGGCGCTTCGGGACGAGGATGTTGCGCGCCTCAGCACGCAGCAGATCGTGCGGCAGGTCGTGATCGCCGAGGTGACCAACGTGCGCGCGGGGGAGTTCGGCGTCGTGGCGCGGGATCGGTACCGCGTGCTCATGCTGACAGATCAGGGCGTCCGCTTCCGCGTGTGGGAGCACGTGCCCGCGCTCGACGGGGCGGCCGAGCACTTCCGGCTGGTCAACGAGGGCGCGATGCTCGGCGCCGGCCGCCGTGAGCTGCCCGCCATCCCGCTCGCCCTCGCGTACCCGAAGCGGCCGGCGGCGCCGTTCGTGAGTGAACCGGCCTCGCTGGCGATTGCCGAGCTCAACCTCGACCATCACCAGATCACCACGGATCGCCGGTACCTCATCAAGCACACGCACTCGCCGACGCTGTACCTGTTCGGCGTGGATGCCGAGCGCGACGAGACCGGCCAAGAGAAGCCGATCCGCGTCGGCCCGAACAGCCTGATCCGCAGCCGCAACGCCGACGCGAAGATCGGGTATGCCGCGGCGTCGCCGGATGCGCTGGCCGCGTCGAAGGAAGAGCGGGACGAGATCGTCCGGCAGATCGCCGCCCTCGGAATGTCGTTCCTTGCCAAGGATCGGCAGAGCGGCGGGACGGAGACCGCCAAGGGGCGCGGGCTGGATCTGGCGGCCGAGAACGCCACGCACGCCACGATTTCGCGCGGCGTGCAGGATGCGCTGGAACAGGCGCTCATGTTCCACGGCCTCTACCGCGACTGCCCTGCCCCGTCGGTCGAGATGCACGCGGCCTACGCCGCCCCCGAGGTCGACCCGCAGATGGCGGGCGTGCTGTGGCAGGCGGTGATCGCCGACAAGCTCGACGTCGATACCTGGCTAGCGTTCCTGCGGACGGGCAAGGTGCCGGAGTCGTTCAATTACGCCGACTACGCGGCGGATCTGGCGGCGGCTGGGGCGGCGGATCGGGAGGCCGAGGACGAGGCCGCCCGGCAGCTTGCAGGGGAAGGCGGCGCCGACCCCGGTGACAATCTGGACCCGGCGGCCTAGTATGTCCCTATGCACCGCCCCGAAGACGTCCAACGGACGCACGCAGTCGAAACCCTCGGCGGCCTGGCGCGCGAGATGGCGCATCCGGTCGCGGTGTTCTATCGGGCGCTCCGGGACGAAGGGGTCGAGCGCGACGACGCACGGGCGCTCACGGGCGAGTTCATCGCGCACTTGCTGGGGCAGATTCCGAAGCCGTAGCGCGCAGGAAACATGACCCCTGCCGAACGCGACCAGGTCCGCCTGCAGGAACTCGCCGCGCAGCTCGAACCAACGCTCCGTGCGGCGTTCCTGCGGTTCCTCAACAGCCTCAGACCGGACCAGCTCCCGGGGCTCATTGCGCGGCTCGAAGCCGGCGACGTGGCGGCCGTGGTCGACCTGATCTTCGGGACGGCGGCGGTGACGTCAGCGACGGCGGCGCTCCGGTCGACGTTCGCCGAAACCATGTTGCGGCTCGTGCGCACCCGCGCCCGCGATCTGTCGGCGACGCTCCGGCTGACGGTCGAAGCGCCGGTCTTCTCGCCGACGCTGATCCAAGCCGTGCGCCGCTGGGAAGACGATGCGTTTCGGCGGGTGCTTGAGGATACCCGCGCCGGGCTGCGCGAGACGATCGCGGCGGAACTCGCGCGCGGCATCGGACCGCGGCAGGTCGCCGTCGCCCTGAAGAGCGACGTGTCGCTCGCGGGGCTGACGGCGTACGATGCCAAGATCGTGCAGAGCTTCCGCGCGGCGCTTGAGGAAGGGCGCGTCAAGGATGCCCTCGGCCGTGCGCTGCGGGATAAGCGGTTCGACAAGGCGCTCACCGGCAAGTCGCTCACGCCCGCGCAGATCGAGAAGATGGTCGCCGCGTATCGGCGCAAGCTGGTAGCCTTCCGCGCCGACACGTTCGCGCGCACGGCTGCCATACAGGCCGCCAACGAGGCGTCGTCCGAAAGCTGGCGCGCGGCCGTGGCGCAGGGCGCGATTCCGGCGGCCGAGGTGAAGCGGTACTGGATCGTCGCGCAGGACGAGCGGTTGTGCAAACTCTGTGAGCCGATCCCGCGAATGAACCCCGATGGCGTCGCGTTGGATGGGACGTTCATGACGCCGGTCGGGCCTCGCATGACGGCGCCCGTTCATCCGTCGTGCCGGTGCAGCGTATACCTGAGACGCGAACGCGCCGGCGTCATCCGCGCCCCCCAGCCGGGTACGACCCGGCTCATTCTTCCTCGAGCCTCATGACCATGACCGAGCACGCCTTCGATCCGATCCCTGACGAGCAGGCCGAGCCTGACGCGGCGGTTGCAGTCGCCCCCAATGCCACCGTGACCGTCAAGCAGCTGCGCGACGCCATCAAGTCTGGGCGCTGGGCCGACGACGAGCCCACGACCGAACTCTGGCTCAACACGTCGTTCCTGCCGGCAGGACGCGAGGCGTCCGAACTGATCGTCGAGCTGACAGCGCACGGCATCGCGTGTCGCTGACGGGGGCCGCTGTGGTCCCCGCTCTGGCCTCAGTCGCATTGGTTCGCGCGTGAAGAACGCGCACTGTTCGGCATCACCATCAACCCCTGAGGGGACACGATGTCGCTCAAGATGTTCGAGTCACGAGATGCGGTGCCGGACTCGCTGCGCGAATCCGCCATCGAGACGAAAGACGGCAAGTGGGCTGTCGCCGATGTCGAGGGCTTGAAGTCCTCGCAGACGCGGCTGCTCGACGAGAAGAAGAAGCTCCAGGACGAATACGAGAGCATGAAGCGCTCGCTTGGTGGCCTCTCGCCGGAGCAGATCGCGAAGTACCGCGAGGATATGCAGCGCCTCGAAGATGACGCCGCGCGCAAGGCCGGCGACTTTGACAAGCTGCTCGAAAAGCGCATCGGGGAGACCCGCGCCGACTACGAGAAGCGCCTCGGTGACGCGGAGCAGTACAAGACGAAGTATGTCGACCGCGAGATCGAGTTCGCGATTCGCGACGCGGCCATCAAGGCAGGGGTGCCGCAGGAAGACCTGCCGTACGTGGTGGACCTGCACAAGGGGCGCCGCGTGCGCTACGACGAGAAGTCGGGCAAGCCCGTCGTGTACGACAAGGACGGCGATCCGACCGGCCTGACGGTGGAGAAGTTCTACGCCGATGTGTTCAAGGCCGAAGCGCCGAAGTTCTACGGACCCACGGGCGGCAGCGGCGGCGGCGCGTCCACCGGTGGCGGCGGGCGCGTGCCCGCGGGACAGGTCGCCGCGACCGATCAGGCAGGGTTCCTCTCGAACCTCGACAAGATCGCAAAGGGGCAGATCAAGGTCGCCACGACCTAACGTGGCCGCGTCGCGCTGAGCGCGGCGGGTAGGACGACAGTGCTGTAGGGCAGCGTCGCGCTGGGCGCGTGCTGATTCGCTCTCCCTCGGGAGGGTGCGTCTGTGCGCGTGCAGCGCGACGGCATTCGGCCATCGCACACGCGCGAACTCGATACTGAGGACTCGCTCGATGCCGAACCTATTTACCGATGTTGTCCCGATTCTCGTCGCACAGGGCCTGCAGACCTTGCGCGCCGCGTGCGTCATGCCCCGCCTCGTCAACACGGATTACAGCAACACCCCCGCCAACCAGGGCGACGTGGTGAACCTGTACATCCCGTCCGCGCAGACCGTCACGGACGTTTCCGCGACGGCGGCGCCGTTTCAGGCGCCCGACGCGCAGCCCGTGCGCTCGCCCATCCCGCTCAACCGCTGGCGCCGGTCGGGGTTCTACCTGACCGACAAGGAGCAGGAAGAGATCGTCGGCGGCATCCAGTCCCGCCAGACGGCCGAAGCCGTGAAGGCGCTCGCGCAGGACATCAACGCGTTCATCTTCTCGCGGTACACCCGCGTCTTCGGCTTCGTCGGCACCGCCGGGACGACGCCGTTCGCGTCGGATGTCACGGGCGCCACGAACGCCCGCGCTCAGCTCAACCGGCAGACGGTGCCGCTCGCGGATCGTCGTCTCGTGCTCGACGTGAACGCCGAAGCCAACGCGCTCGCGTTGCCGGCCTTCGCGCAGGCGCAGCAGATCGGCAGCGCCACGACGGTGATCGAAGGCACGCTCGGCCGCCGCTACGGCTTCGATGTGGCGATGGACCAGCAGGTCCCCACGCACGTCTCGACGGTGCTGACGGCGGGTGCCGCCACGGCGAACGGTGTGCAGGCCGTAAACGCCGGTTCCAGCGACGGCGGCCGGACGGGGACGGTGTCGATCGCCAAGGCGACCAACACCTCGCCGCTCGTCGCGGGCGACATCATCTCGTTCGCGGGCGACCCGAACACGTACGTCGTGACGGCCAACACGACGCTGATCGTGGGGAACACCACGGTCCCGATCGCGCCGGCCCTGCAGGTCGCCAAGGCTGGCGGCGAAGCGGTGACGCTCCGCGCCTCGCACGTCGTCAACCTCGCGTTCCACCGCGACGCCTTCGGCTTCGTCTCGCGCCCGCTGCAGACCAGCAGCCAGAACGTCGCCGAGATGATGAGCGTCGCCGACCCCGTCTCGGGTGTGGCGCTGCGCCTCGAAGTCGTGCGCCAGAACAAGCAGACCCTCTTCGACTTCGACGTGCTCTACGGCGCCGCGTGCGTCCGTCCGGAGCTCGCCGTCCGTCTCGCGGGCTGACCCTGATCGTCGGGGCGCGTCATCCGGCGCGCCCCGCTGTCCTCTCTCTCCGAGCCGCTCATGTCTGACTTTACCCCTGCCCTCGTCACGCCGCAGCCGGCGCCCGCGACGCTCAAGATCGCCAGCGACGACACCGAGGCGGGCTTCATCATCATCAACGCGTCGGACTTCAATGCCGCGACGATGACCGAGTACGTCGCCGAGCCCGCCAAGGCGAAGGCGAGGTAACTCATGCCGCTCACGCTGATCCCCGAGACCGGCGCCGGCCTCGCGAACGCCAACACGTTTGCGACGCGGGCGCAGGTCACGACGGCGCTCGAAGCGTCGCCGTTCGGGGACGCGTGGGCGGGCGTGGACGTCATCAAGCAGGACCAGTGTATTGCCGAAGCGTCGGCGGTGCTCACGCGCCTCAACTGGCTCGGGACGCGCACCATCGACGGACAGGCGCTGGCGTGGCCGCGCGCGTGGATGGAAACGCCCGACGGCTACGCGATCGCGTCGAATGTCATCCCGGCGTTCGTGCTCGATGCCACGGCACGGCTCGCGTTCTGGCTCTCGCAGCTCGGCGCGACGCCGTACAACGGCAACGGGCTGAAGCCGGGAACGGAACTCGCGCTCCCTGGCGGCTTGCGTCTCACCCCCGACGGCGGCTTCACGATCCCGGCCGATGTCTTGGCGATCGTGCGGCCGTACCTGCAGCCCAACGGCCGCGTGGAGTGGGGCTCGTGAGTCTTGATCTCGCGGCCATCACACAGAACGCCCTCGGCGCCGCCTCGAAGGCCGGCGTTACCGCGTCCTGCGTCATCACCCGCCCTGCCCCGCCGCCCAATCCACTCACCGGGACGCAGAGTGGCAGCGCGACGACGCAGACGGTCCGCGCCGTCCCGACCGATGCGCGTCGCCTGTTGCGGGCCAGTGACGCGGCGTGGGCGCAGTCTCGCGTCTCGCTGTTCGTCGCGTTTAACGATGTGACCTTCACGCCGCAGGTTGGCGATACGGCCACGTTCAACGGGGCGACGATGCGCGTGACCGTGGTCGATACGTACGCACCGGCGGGGGCGCCGATCGCGTTCCTGTTGGGGCTCGGCTGATGGCCGACGCCCTTTGGAGCTTTCAGGCGGAGCTGCGCGTCTTCGGGCGTGCGGATGTCTCCGGGCGGGCCACCATCGCCCTGCAGGAAGCCGCGCAGACCACGGCGGAAGCGGTCGTGATTGGCAACGCGTTCGGACCAGGCACGCCGCTGGACACGGGCTTTTTGCGCGCGTCGTTTCGCGTCGCCAAGACCTCGCCGAACGATGGCCCGAGCGTGCGGCCGCCGACGCCGGGACGCAAGGACGGCGATCCGGCGATCTACCCGAACACGGTCGACACGGCCGCCGCGGCCGCGGCCCAACTCGGTGACCGTGTCTATGTCACGACAATGGCCGAGTATGCCACGTACCTTGAGGCAGGCGGCATGACGCGCCGCAACGGTCCGCCGGAGAATGTCGGCACCCCGACGCCGTTCGTGGCGCCGGTCGAAGCGCGCTGGCCGCAGATCCTCGACGACGCGGCCCGCCGCGCAGGCTACGGCACGTAATGCCGACCAACTGGGGCGACGCGCTGCTGCAGGCGCTGCGGACGCGGCTCGTCACGGTGAGCGGCTTGCCGACCGAACGCCGCTGGCAGAACACGAGCGGCACGCCGTCGCCGACCGCGCCCTTCGTCGAAGACGCCTTCGTCACCATTGACAGCGAGCCGATGGAGTGCGGCCCCACGGCGCGAATGCGGACGAATGTCACGTACCGCGTGAGCATCCGCGTCCCCATCGGCACCGACGCGCACAGCGCGAGCAGTGTGGGGGCGGCCGTCGTGTCGGCCTTTGAGGGCTCCACGCTCACCGTCGACGGCGAGCCGTGCGAGCTCGAAAGCGCGCGCATGGGGCCGTCGATCACCGAACCGCAGTGGCTGCACATGCCGGTCTATCTCTCTCTCACGTTCGACCACGCGTAACCGAGGACTCTCATGCCATTGAACGCCACCGCACGCGGCTACCGCGTCGCGTACCTCAAGGAAGTCACGCAGGGCACCACGCCCGCCACGGCCCCGACGCTGCTCCGCACCACGGGCGGCGGCATGAAGATCGCGGCCAGCACGGTCGAATCCGAAGAGGTGCAGCTCGTTGAAGTGCCCGACGTGATTCGCACGAACGTCGACGGCACGGGCTCGATCAACTTCGAGTACAGCTACGGCGGCATTCACCCGCTGCTCGAAGCGCTGTTCGGCGGCGCCTGGACAACAAACGTCCTGCGCGTCGGCACGACGCCGTCGTTCTTCACCATCGAAGATCAGTTCACCGACGTCTCGCGATTCCTGAACTCGAAGGGCTGCCTGATCGAAAGCATCTCGATCACGCTCGCGCAGGGTCAGAAAATCACCGGCACGATCAACTACCGCGCGCTGACGCCGCCGACGGCGATGGCGAGCGCGACGGTGTTCGGCGCCGCGCCCAACGCCGCGCCTACGAACCCGATCATGTCGCCGGTTGGCTCGGTGCGGCTCATTCAAGAAGGCGGCGCGCTGGACCTCGGCCCTGCGGGCATCGGCACGGTCGGCTTCACGATCAACATGAGCCGCCCGGGCATCGCGCAGCCGCAGCTGGGGAGCACGGCGCTGTCTGGCCTCGACATGGGCACGTTCGTCTGCACGGGCTCGGTCTCGCTGTATATGCCCGCCGGTGCGTCGGCCATCATGGACAAGTACCTGAGCGATACGGCGACCTCGCTGGCGCTCACGCTCGGCGGCGCCTCGACGCTCCGCGATGCGTACCTGTTCTCGAACGTCAAGTTCACCGACGGCGGCCCGACGGAAATGAGCCGCAACAGCGTCGCGAACCTGAACCTGAACTGGCAGGCGCTCGTGTCGTCGCCCAACACGACGGCGCAGATCACGCGCACCCCGTAAACCTCTCGCGGGGGCGGCGATGGTCGCCCCCGCTCCTCTTTCTCCCGCGCGATGCGCGAGGCTGTGTATGGCGAAGATTGGCACGCTCAAGCTCAAGACGAAGGCCGATGCCGGCGCGACGATGGTTGTCCGCGATCCGTTCGGCGAGACGGGCGAGGACGGCGAGTCCCCGGCGCTGCTGGCGGCCGACGGCACGCCCGCAACGCTTACCCTGCTCGGCGCGGACAGCGACACGGCGCGCACGCTGGATTTCCGGCGCGCGGCGGCGGCGCAGAACCGCCTCTATGCGACCATGAACAGCAAGGCGAAGAAGGGCGCCGTCGTCACCGCCGAAGACGTGGCCGATCAGGCGGCGCACGATCTTGAGCGGTTGGTCACGCTCACCGTGGGCTGGCACGGCTTCGAGGATGAGGCGGGCGAGCCGCTGCCGTTCACGGCGGACGCGATCCGCGATCTCTACGCCGAGAACCCGTTCATCCGCGAGCAGGCGCTGGTGTTCGTGAGTGACCGTGCCCGTTTTTTCGCCCCGTCCTCGACGCCTTCCGCGCCTTCGTCGAGCACCATTTCCGGCTGAGCAGCCCCGCCGGCGAGGACCAGACGCACCGCGAGCAGTTGGCGGGGATGGCGCTGGCGGAACCGGCGATGCTCGACGTGTTGCTCGACGATCTGGTCGGCCCCCCGTTGCCGCCGGTCGCGGCGCGGGCGTGGGACGTGTTCGGCCACGTCAGCGGTACGCGGTCGAGTGGGATGGGCGGGATCGGCGCGATCACCTACACCGAACTGCTGGCTTTTCAGACGTTGACCGGCACGACGCTGACCCCGCTCGACGTGGCGCTCGTGCGGGAAGCTGACCAGGCGTTTCTCAGTTTCGCGCTCACGCGCATGAAGTCGGCCGGTGATCGGCCCGAAGACACAGACGATCCGGGGGAGTAATGGCGCGCGTCGCACGGCTAGGGGTGGTGATCGATTCGTCGGGCGCGAAGAAAGGCGCGCAGGAAACGAATACCGCGCTGAATTCCATCGATCAGACCGCGAAGCGTGCCGTCGAATCCCTCAAGAAGGCCGCCGCCACGCTAGGGGTCGCGTTCGCCATCAAGGGCATTCAGCAGGCCGTCGACCAGTACACGTTGCTCGACGCGCGCCTCAGGCAGGTGACCGGCAGCGGGGCCGCGTTCGCCCGGGTGCAGCAGGAGCTGTTCACGATCGCGCAGAGCTCGCGCGCCAGCTACGCCGCGACGATCGACCTCTACACCCGCCTCGCGCGCTCGTCAGATCAGCTGGGCATCTCGCAGACGCAGCTGGTGTCGGTGACGGAAGCGGTCAGCAACGCCGTGCGGCTGTCGAATGCGTCGACCGGCGCCGCCGAGGCGGGCCTCATGCAGCTGGGGCAGGCGTTCGCCTCGGGCACCCTGCGTGGCGACGAACTGCGCTCGATCATGGAGCAGCTGCCTGCCGTCGCGAAGGCGATCGCCGACGGGCTCGGGGTCCCGATCGGCCGCCTCCGCGAGATGGGCGAAGCGGGCGAGCTCTCCGGGCGCAAGGTCGCGCTCGCCCTCGACCAGCAGCGCGAGAAGCTCGCCCTGTTGGCAGGCGAGATCCCCACCACGATCGGGCAGGCGCTTACGCAGCTGAACAACGCGTTCGGCATGGTTGTCGCGGGGAGCGACGAGGCGAAGAGCGCGACGGCAGGCATTGCGGGCGCGCTCGGCGAAGCGGCGCGGTTCATGGTCGAGTACAAGGACGCCGTCGTTGCCGTGTCGGTCGCCCTCGGCGCTGGCGGTCTCGCGCTGGCGGCCGCCAAGGCGGGCACGGCGCTGGCCGCAACGTCTGGCGGCGCGGTGATTACCGCGCTGCTGTCGCAGGTGACCGCCGTGACGTCGCTCTCGGCGGCGTACGCGTTCCTGCAACTGGCGGCAGGCGCGGCATGGACAGCGATTACCGGCCCGATTGGCCTTGCGATCGCGGGCATGACCGCCGTCGCCGCCGCCGTGTACTTCTGGCGCACGCGGCAGAAGGAGACCACCGAAGCCGTCAAGGAGACGACGAAGTCCGCGGCGGATCTGTACGCGGCCGCGAAGAAGCTCGCTGAAGTGAACTGGGCACCGCCGGAAATGCTCACGCAGCTCCAGAACTTGGGCTTCGAACTGCGCGCCGCGCAGACCGGCGGCAAGCAGGTGGTCGACGTCTATCGCGAAGCGTCGAAGGCGTGGAAGGACACGAGCGACAAGGCGCGCACGTTCGGGCAGGCGCTGGCCGAGGGCGACGCGAAGGCCAAGACGTTGCTCGCCACGACAACCGCGCAGGTGCAGCTGTCGGCACAGGTCGAGAGCACGCTTGACCGACAGACCAAGGCGCAGCAGGCGGCGGCGAAGGCGACGGAAGACCGCGCCACGATCGAACGCGAGTATCAGGGGCAGTGGGTACAGCTCGGGATCGAACTCGCGGAACGCGCGGCGGCAGCGGAGCGGCAGCACGCGGAGGCAATACGGGAGTCCGCGAAGATCCTCGGCGAGATGCTCACGAAGCGTGCGGTCAGCAACGCGCAACTTCAAGCACAGGTCTCGGCGCTGCTGACCAGCCGTCGGGCCTACGACGACCTCACCGACTCGCAGGAGCGGCTGGCCGCCATGAACGCCGCATTGGCCGAAGCCCAGCAGAAGGGTGTCCTCGTTGGCCCGGCGATGCTCTTGATGATCGGGTCGCAGGTCGCGGAAACGCAGCGGCTGCTGAAGCTGAAGCAAGCGCTGCTTGAGCTCGACGGGAAATCGCCGTTCTCGATCCCGACCGAGGAGACGAAAGAGTGGGGCGCCTCCTTGGCGACCGTCGCGAACACGGCGCGGGACATTGCGCAGGTCTTCGGCAACGTCGGGACCGAGATCACGAAGGCCGTGCAGCTGGCCTCGCAGCTCGCGGCGAGCATCAGCGCTGCGAACAGGGCCGCCGCCGCCGCGAATGCGGCGAAGGGCAAGCCTGGCGAAGCTGCGGCGAAGGCGGCAAGCGGCGCCGCGAGCTTGGGCGTCGTCGCCGGTATCGCGTCGGTCGCGGTGGCGTTTGTGAGTGTGGCAAACACCATGATGAAGGCGCAACGCGAGGACGCGGCCGCGAAGAACGCGGCGAACCGCGCCTTTGCGCAGTCGGTCTCAGACTTCGCCGAGTCGTTGGCCGCGTCAGGGATGAGCGACCCCCAACGCCAGATCGCGTCAGGGCAGGCTGGGATTCAGGCGCTGGTCGATGCCGCGCTGAAAGCGACCGGGGCGCGCTACAGCGGCATTGTCCCTGGGATGCCGGCCTCGGCGGACAATCTTTCGTCGCTCAAAAGCTCGATCGACTTCACGATCGCGAGCGGGACGGCAGGGAAAGCGGCGGGTGCACTGCGGGAATTCTCGGATGCGCTCGCCGCGATCATTGTGCAGGCGAAGGCGTCTGAAGCCGCGATCGCCGCACAGCAGGCCGCCCGCCTTGCCGCCGCGACCGAAGACCTTGAGGTCCGCCGGCTGACGGCCTTGGGTATGACCGACGAAGCCGCCGCGCGAAAGCTGGCGCTCGACCAGCAGCGCGAGATCGCCGCCGCCGAGAAGGAGTTCGGCAAGGACTCGCCGTATCTGGCGAGCTTGCGCGACGTGCAAGCTGCCGAGCGGGCCGCGGCGGAGGCCGCCCGCGCGCGGGTCGAAGCGCAGAAAGCGGCTGACCGCGTCGCGTTCGGCCTCGACCTGACGCAGCGCCGGCAGACGCTGAACGGTGACAGCCGGGGCGCGTTCATCACGGGGCAGACGATCGCGAACAACAGCGCGCTGGCGCAGGCGCAGCAGCTGGTCGAGGCGGGCGTCATCACGGCCGCCATGTTCGAGGAGCTCAAGACGCTGCTCGGCGACGAGTTCGCCCAGGCGTTGCGGGACTTCGACGAGGCGGCACGCCAGGCGAAGCAGGCGGTGCAGGATGATCTCGCGGTTCGGGCCTTGGTGGCGCAGGGGCGCGGCACCGAAGCCGAGCAAGCCCGGATTGAGATCGCCAACCGCAAGGAACTTGAGGGCGTCACCGACGAAGGGCTGCGGGCGCAGATTCTGTACGTGCAAGGGCTGGAAGCCGTCGCCCGCGCGACCGAGGCCGCTGCCGAAGCCGAGCGGATCCGCGCCGAGCAGAACGCGAGCATCGACCAGCGCATGATCGATGCGCTGCGCATCCTCGACCCGGAGCGCGCGAAGGAACTCGAAGCCAGACAGACCGAGATCGACCGCGCCCGCGAGATCGCCAACGCTGCTGACGACGCCACGCGCGCCCGTCTGCGGGAGCTGTACGCCATGCAGGACGCCGCCAAGGCGGCGATTGCGCTCGCCGAGGCCATGGACGCACAGCGCAAGAAGGCCGAAGAGCTGGCGGACTTCACGCGCTCGATCGGCTCGCAGTACCTGCGCGCCACGGGTAAGAGCTTCGACGCCGACGTGGCCGACCTCAACGACTGGCGCACGACGCAGCTCAAGCAGGCGGCGAGCGTCGGTGCTGGCGCGGACGTCATCGCGCAGATCAACGCGATCTACGACGCGCGGTACAGCAAGCTGATTGCGGACCAGATGCAGGCCGACGCGCCGGCGCCCGTGACGGCACCCGCGTCACTCGGCGGCAGCACGGCGGTCGATCCGTCCATCACCCTTGGCGAAGACACGATCGCGACGCGCTCGGCCCGTTCGATCACCGAGGCCACGGCGCTGCAGCTGGTGGACTACGCCGCGTCACAGACCGCCCTACTCCGGCGCCTCGTGCAGCTGGCGGAAGGCGGCAGCGGGCCGACGGGCGAATCACTGCGCGCGCCGTCGCTCGACCTGGTCGACCGGCAGCTTGGCGCCCGGGCCAACACGGCGTCGCTCCTGCTGGCCGGGAGCGTGCGATGAGCGCGGTCGGCGTCCTCTACACCGACTATACCGCCTCGGGCGGCCAACGCCTCGGCACGCTGCTGATCGAAGGCGGGACCGAACGCACGCGCCTTGACGGCAACGAAACAACCGACCTCGTCGTCGGGCGCAAGCGATGGACCGACCTCGGCGGCGATGTCCGCATGGTGGTCCGGCTGACGTGGCCCGACGGCACCATCACCGAACGGCGCATCGCGAAGGTGTCGACGACGGACACGGCCCCGACGACGCAGCTTGAACTGGTGCCCGTGTTCGCCGACCTCGGGACCGGCGGCCCCATCGTGCGCGTCGTGGCGGGCAAGGTGGCGACGCGGGTTGCGGGCGAACTGCCGGTCTCGGTGGCGCTCAGCACCTACGTGACGCCGCATTCGGCCGCGACGCGCATCGGGCTCGTGGTCGGCACCATCGAAAAGGACGTCGTCGTGCAGTTTGACCTCGACGCGCCGACGCCGGCCGCGCTTATTCTCGACGCGTTCGACAAAGCCAAACTCGAACTCGAACTGGTGCGGACGAGCGACAGCGTGTGGACGCTCAACGGGCGCGCGAAGCGGGGCAGCACCGCGCCCGCATTGCAGGTCCGCGAGTCGCGGAATCAGTCCCGCC